AACACATTTAAAGTTGGCAGTACTGCCAGCGGCACAATTAATTACACTACTGATGTAACATCAGGTACAGTTAATGCATGGCAGTCAGTTACTGGCACAATCAACATTGGTGCTAGCGGAACAATAGTTCTAGGAACAAGCACTTCTAATGCAACAACAGTTAATGTTGGATCAGCTATTACAGGTAATACTCTTAAGATTGCCGGAGTAGCAGCAGGTACAGCTAATTTATCAACTGATGTAACTACAGGTACTGTAAACTTGTTTACAAGTTTAGATGGAGGCAGCACATTAAATGTTGCCACTGCTGGTGCTTCAACAGTTAATCTAGGCGGCACTGGCTCAACGGTAAATATTAAAACATTAACACTGACTGCTGATCTTGAAGTTCAATACGGTGGTACAGGACAGAGTAGCTTTACAACAAATGGTGTCTTATACGGACAAAATACAAGCGGTCTAGCAGTAACGGCCGCCAGTGATCCAGGCGTAGGTAATGCTACAACAAGTTATGGAATACTAACAACAGATGCAAGTAACGTGCCTGTTTGGACAGATACGATAGATGGCGGAAGTTATTAAGGGCGGAGGGGAAACTCTCCTTGACCCGCAGGGCGACGAAAGTCTTGACCCAACCTTTTTAGGATGACAACATGGCAAGTAGAATTAAACACAAGCGTTCCAGCGTAGCTGGAAAAATCCCAGTTGCTGGAGACCTTGAAGCAGGCGAACTAGCTCTTAACTCAAACGATGGTAAAGTTTTTCTTAAGAAAGACGATAATAGTATTTTAGATATTACTAGTACTATTTTTAAAAATGACACTAGTGTAACAGTAACTGACACTGGAAGTAATGGAGCAATTACTTCGGTAGTAGACGGAAATACAGTTTCATCTTTTACTAGTAATCACATAGGGTTTACTCAAGATACTAGTGTTGCAAATGCAAAAGAACTTCAGTTTAAAGAATTAACAGCCAACGGCATTAACTATGTAGGTGTTCGAGCACCAGACAACCTTGCCGGTAACTACACATTAAAATTACCAACAGCCACAGGTGCTCTTAATCAAACGTTGGTAACTAATGGCAGCGGCCAGCTACTATGGGCAGATGCAGACTCGTTTGGCGGAAACAGAATTTATGTATCAAACTCTAAAGGTGACGATGCCAATGACGGAGTTTCGGCTCCTGTAAAAACTGTTAAACGAGCACTTCAACTAGCATCGGCACAGGTCTATACTGCATTAGGAATTCCTAATGGACAAAGATTTGTAGTAAGTGTAGCCGCTGGTGATTACTACGAAGACAACCCTATTATTATTCCAGACAATGTCAGCGTCTGCGGAGACAGCCTACGTGCATGTATTGTACGTCCATTAAACGCTAACCAAGACATGTTCCGTGTGCGTAACGGATGTTATTTTACAGAATTTACATTTAGAGATGCGTTAAGTGCAGGCATTCCTAGTTTTACTTTTAACTACGCAGTGGCATTTGATGATCCACTTGATACTACTGTAAGTCGGGTAGGTTACACTTACTTGTCCAATGACAAACCAACAATTCACACTTCTCCTTATATTCAGAACTGTTCTATTATTTCATTCTTGGGCGGTAACGGTGTACTAGTTGATGGCAGTAAAGTCGATACACCAAACACTCCGCCAGTTGCTATCGAAGCAGAAAATCCTGTAGTAGGTGCAACACCACAACAGGGTAAGTCAATGGTTGCCAACGCATTTACCATGTTAAGCTTTGGTGGTACTGGATGGCGTATTATTAATGATGCTTACTCACAAATTGTTTCATGTTTCCAGATTTTCTTATTGAACGGTGTCTATACACAAAGTGGTGGCTACTGTTCTATTACTAACTCTGCTACTAACTTTGGTTTATATGCTCTACGTGCATCTGGTTATAGTCCGCTGAGTTTTGACTTTGACAGAGGTTATATCGGAACAACTGGTTCGTTTCAAGGATATCAAACTATTACAGCTTTTGGTTTTACAAGACCACAAGGCCCAGTTGAACACTTTATTGTAAGAGTTATTGATCCTGTATTCACCTACGATGTTGCTAAATGCGAACGTGATGTAGGCTATATCATAGATGCTGTTCGATATGACATGATGTTTGGCGGCAACTTTAGAGCACTCAGTGCCGGTAGATTATACCTTTTAGGATCCGCATCTGTAGTCACTACTGCACAAAAAGATATTACAATTAATTCTTACATATACCTAAAAGGTATACTTGCAGGCTATGTATCAGATAATCCAACAGCATTAGACAGAGTTAATTCAGCAATGAATTTAATTATTGGTATTATTGCAGATCCAGAAGAAGCTCTAGCTAATACTAATCTTGTAGATCCTACTGGATACGACACTGGATATTTTAATGCTAGAAGATTGGTTGTTGCAAACAAAAACTTTTTAAAAGCAGAAATTGCTGCGTGGTTAAACGTCAATCAAAATGCAGTTTGGTCTGCGTTAAGTTCAACCGTTAAAGCTGAATGGCAAGCTGATGTTGGTTATATTGTTGATGGGTTAGCCTACGATTTAACCTATGGCGGTAACCTTGAGTCGGTGGTAGCAGGAAGAAATTCCGTTGGATTTACATTATCAGGATCGCAAAAAACAGCTATACTAGCAGCCTATGCTTATCTTAAATCTATTGTTGATGATGTTGCACAAGCTGTAAGCATTACACCTTCAGCAGGCAATGGTCAAACACAAGACATCAGTGGTACTGCTGGTTCTAGCGGTGCCGCTGTGTTTGCTCAAGATAGAATACAAGATATCTATGATACAATTAATACAGGAATACCTGTTGCCGATATCGCACCTAGCACAGTTTGGGTTTCTGACGGTGACTTAATTGTTAAAAATAATACGCTAGTAACTAACACCGCAACAGTTAAAACACAGGTCAGCACATATGCAAGCCTTAACGGCATTGGTACAGACCTAACAGACAGTTATAAAACTACACTACCAGCATTCCTTGAAGTGTCATTTAATGCAGCCACTGCTGTGACAACTGGTCAAGCACCCTCTGGCGGTATATTTACTATTAACACGCATGGATTTCTTAACGGTGCAGAAATAATCTACAGCAGTGAAGGAAATACTGACATTGGTGGATTGTTTAATGGTGATACTTATTTTGTAAAATATATTGATGCTAACAGTTTTACTCTCTGCTATGATGATAGTCTGTCACGAAATGTAAGAATTCTTTCTGTGAGTTCAGGAACACACAAATTCCGTAAACAAGATTACCAAGTAGTAGTCAACGAAAGATTAGATTCACACAATGTTTTCCAAGATATTGTTCTTACACCAGGCGTATATTCATTTACAGCCAGTGACGTTCTAGAAGGTGTAAGCAACGGACTTCCAAATGCTGCCTATGTTTATAGCTATGATGCAGCCACTTATACATTAACTGTCTGTGTCAATGAAGTTACTATTAACAGTGCGTCTGTAAGAAACGTTTTCTTAAGTACAGGATCAATTACAAAAATTAATGCAACAGTTGTAAGCATAGCACTTACATCAGCATCACGTAGATTTGATTTATATGGATCAAGGTTTAGTGTTATACCAACAGTCACAGGTGGAGCATTTACTGGAACAGGAACATTACCTGGAAAGAAAGTTCACTTCCACCGTCCTAGTATTACCAACAGTTCAGGACATACTTGGGAATATGCAGGTTCTGGTATAGACTATAACGCTCTACCACAGAACGGTGGACAAACTCAAAGTAGATATGAGCAATATAGAGAAAATGCTGGTCGAGTTTACTCATCTGGCACTAACGAATTAGGTGACTTTAAAGTTGGTGACTTTATTACAGCGTTTAACAGAACTGGTAATATTACTTTCCGTAATAAAGTTACAGTTGACACACTCGATGTGTTGCGACTAGCATTGAGTAATATTGAAATTACTGGAATTTCTACAGACGTTGACCTAGGTGAAAACGAAGTTGGCGGCCCTAGTGATGCTAGATTAAGCACACAGTTAGCAATGTGGAGTTATGCTAATAATAGACTAGGTTCATTTATTGACAAGACTGTGACCACAGCCGCTATTCCAGGCTCAATTGTTCAATTAAACAGTAATGGTCAGATCAACAGTGATCTTATTCCGACACAAAGAAACTTTACAAGTTTTATTTCTCCAGGATATGGATCAAGATTAACACAGGTAGACAATGTTCCTGCAAGCGACATGCAGGCGGGTGATATTGCAACTGAAAATTTCCATCAATTTGAATTAAATTTGAGTGGTAGCCTTGGTACTGCATTTACTGACGGATCTCTAGTAGTTCAAGCAGTGTCAGGAGCAACAGGATACCTAAAAGGCGACTATGCTAGCAGCGCCACTACAATTATTGTTGCCAGCATCTACGAAGATTTTACAGTTAATTTTACAACCGGTGCTGGAAATACACTGACTATTGCATCAACTGCAACTGGAGCGTATCCAACACTTGCTACTAAAACTTCTCAAAGTCCTAACTACTTTTTAAGAAATGCTACAACTAGTCAATATTTGATTATTCCTAATACTGGCTCAGTGACATTTACTTTGGCAACAATCAGCAAAGCATTTGTTTATAACAACTATGCATATATCACAACTACTGGTTCACATAGTGCTGTTACAGGTAACCAAGTTCGTGTTAATGCTGTTTCAGCAGCCTATGATGCATCACCATTTGTTACAGTAACATCATCTACTGAATTTTACTACCCGCAGATTACTGCATCATCTACTGCGTCTGCTACTACAACTGCCACAGCAACATTAGACGGTGCAGCAAGTGCTGGCACCATGACCGGTAGTGTTCCGGCTGCTTCTCTAACAGGAACAATTACTGTGGGAGATTATGTATTTGATGCCAGCGGCACAATTCCAAAAGGTAGCAAAATTACCACAGTGAACATGGCAGTTGATCCAAGAACGTTTACAGTTACATTCCCAAGTAATAGCACAGTTGCCAGCACAAATACTGCTACGTTGTCATTCTTTACTCCTGCTACAGAATCAGGAACTGTAAAATCAGTGGCCACTGCCGCTGACTCATTAAGTCAAGGTGAAGTACAAGAACTACGAGCTGGTGTTCTTACTGCGGTCAACAGTCTTACACTAGTTCCGGGTTCGGGTTATGTAGCTGGAATTTATCGACGAGTACCGCTGACAAATGTAACGGGTTCTGGTTCAGGAGCACTAGCAGATCTTACTGTAAGTGCCACAGGCGCTGTCACTGATATAGATTTAGTCTTTGGTGGCACAGGCTATGTAGCTGGTAGCAATTTATCTGCTAACAATGCAAATTTGGGAGGCAGTGGATCAGGTTTTCAAATTACTACAACCGCTGTTGAACGACGTGCCTATTTAAGAATAACAGGCGGTCAGTTGTTTGTTGCTACACCAACTGCTCCTGACTTTATTGAAGAAAATAACGCTACTAAATTTAGCATAACTTCTACTAACAGCACAGTGTTTTCATTTAACGCATTGCCTACAGGTTCTGGAGGAGATGTAAATTATCTTACCAACGAAATTACATTAGTTGGACACGGATTTAGCAGTGGAGATCCTGTGACATACAGTCCTGGAGTTAACCCATCAATGGGCGGACTAGTAACTGGTAACGTGTATTACGTTAAGGTAATTGGCGTTGATACTATTCAATTATGTAGTACATTTAATGTAGGATCAGTGACTGCTGCTCCATTTGGAGCGTCATCAACTGGTACACATACCCTAACAAGATATGCAATAAATCTTACAGATAATTCAATTTATGCAGCCGCACACAGTTTAATCACTGGTGATGCTGTTCGTGTAACAAGTTTAAATATGCCTACAGTCAGCGCAGTAGCAATTCCAGATCAAACACGCTTCTTTGTTGGATCTGTAACTACAAATAGTTTTACATTACACGAACTACGAGCCGACGCACTATTAAGTGTCAACGGCAACGTAACAAATTCTACAAACATCGACGGCGCTGGATCTGGAACACTTACTTTTGTCAAACAAAATGTTCAAGTAACTGGTACAGTTAATACATCAAGCACAGATAGAAATAACTGGAACTCATTGGTTTCTAGCAACATTGATGCAAGTAATATTATTTCTGGTATTATTAGCCCATCACGCCTTGCATCCGGTACTGCAAATACTGATACATTCTTACGCGGTGATTCAACTTGGGCCACTGCGGTTAAAAGTGTTGCGGCTGCTGCGCTGAGCCCAATTACTATATTAGGGTCCGGCTCAAGTCCATTCTATGGTGCAGTCACAGTTGATATTATTAAAGCTGATAAGACTGGTGGTGCTGGTGGTTATTCATCGTTAGGTGCCGCATCATTTAATCTATCTCAGTTTGCAGTTGGTACTGGAGATGCTATCAATGCAGGTGAAGTTTATATTAAATCTGGAGTAGTTGATGCTGGTACACTAGATAATTTAGATAGTTCCTACTTCTTAAACCCAGCAAACTTAACTAGTTCAGTACCTGTAAATCGTGGCGGTACAGGAATAGGAAGTTATGCAGTTGGCGATACTGTGTTTGCTTCTGGTACGACAACATTTAACACTTTGAATATTGGTATTAGTGATAGTGTAATGACCAGTTCAGGTACAGCCCCACAGTGGAGCACAGGACTCACACTTGCTAGAAGTATATCGTTAACAGGCCCATATGTTACAACTACTAGCACTAGTGCTGCCGCAGTTTTTAACACAGGATCTAAAGTACTTAATGCTGGCGGCGATGCTACTAGTGTAAGTATTGGTTCAAATTCTGCCAGCGAAAGTCTTACTACAAATGTTAAGAGCTATACCACAGGCGGATCATCAACTACTAGCGTAACTGTCAATGTTGGCCTAACATTAACTATTGGTTCAATTGCTAGAAATGGTTCCAACGTGGCAACTATTACAACCACTGCTAATCATGGATTGACCACAGGCGACACAGTTACAGTAGTCTGCGGATCAGATTCTACATTTGATGCAAGAAATATAAGTGCAACTGTTACTGGACTTACTACATTTACTTACAGCAATACTGGTTCTACATTGCTCACAACATTAAGTTCTGGAAGTGTATATGTTGGAGCAACTGCATTGGCACTAACAACAACAGTTACGTCTGGAGCAACTGCATTGGTATTTGCAGCAACTACTGGTGTACGTGCCGGTATGTTAGTACAAGGCAGCGCAAATATTCCTGGTAGTACAACAGTAACTGGCGTAAATGGAACAACTGTTTATTTAAGTGCAGCAACAACAGGCACAATAACTGCAAGTACATCAATAGTATTCACAGATACTAATACAAGTTTAGGAATTAAAGTAGGAGATCAAATTACTCTTGCTGGTGCTGGAGTTCCAGACCTTATTGGTACTTGGCCAGTAACTAGTGCAGGAGCAGCTTCAGCTACATTTACAATTAAAACTAATGGAAGTGTTACAGCAGCGAACTTGACTAAAGCAGGTACTGTTGTAAGAGAATCTACATTGGTAATCAGAAATCGCAATGTGACTATTGGTTCAAGTGAAGCTAGCGCAACACCTGTGTCTGCGGTAATCAAAGGCGAAAACGGGGTTGGAACAAATATTGCAGGTGCAGCATTTACAGTTCGTCCGGGGTTGAGTACAGGTAACGCTACAGGCGGTGTAATTAACTTCCAAAGCGGCACAACTGGCTCAACTGGCGATACCACACAAACTGTTGTAACAAGAATGACACTTGCTGAATCTAGTACAGCAACTAGTTTAAATTTAGAAACTGCTATGACGACAGCAAACGTGTTTAATAACAACGCAACTTCGGTCGCAGCGTTTGCTTCAGCAACTACATTAACACTTGCTAACAGCGGCACGGGCGCCCGAACTATCAATGTTGCTACTAACGCAACAGCTGGCGCAAGTACATTGACATTTGGTGGTGCAGTTACAGGTAATACAATTAAACTATCTGGAACAACATCTGGAACTATTAATCATACAACTGATGTAACTACAGGTACTGTAAATCTATATACTGGTGTGACAGGTACAATTAATATTGGTGCAACAACTAGCACAATTAGATTTGGTACAGTTAATATTAACAATCAGAATTATATAAGCTCAAGCGAAACGACCGGCGTTACTAGTGTAAGTGCCGTAGCAGTTGATACATTTGCATTAGCGACTTTTAGAAGCGGCAAGTACACTCTCACAGTGACTTGTACCGCTGGTACAGATGTTAACCAATATCAGACCAGTGAAATATTAATATTACACGACGGTACTACTGCAACTATTACAGACTATGCTGTGATAAGAACTGGAAATAATTTAGTTACATTTACTGCAACTATTAACGGTGCAAACGTTGAACTACGTGCGCAGGCAACAACAGGTAATACTGTTAAAGTAAGGGTGGTAAGACATTTAAATACCGTCTAATAAATACAACATAATGGTGGAGAGTGAAACCAAATGGCAACAATAGATTTCGTCGTAAAGAACGGCCTCGTAGTGACGGAAGAGGCACAAGTATTAAGTTCAACAGATGCGTCAAGTTCAACAGACACTAACGCATCTGTATACACAGCAGGTGGTGTAGCAGTAGCTAAAAAAGCGTTTGTAGGTACTGATTTATCTGTAGGCGGTGGAGCAACAATAACTGGAGATTTAGCAGTTAATGGCGCAGACATTACAACATCAGCAACTGGTACAGCTACACTTTTTAATGCTAATGCAACGACATTAAATGTAGGTGGCGCCGCAACAACTGTAAGTATTGGTGCAGCTACTGGTACTGCTACAATAAACAATGCTAATACTGTGGTCACAGGAGACCTAGCAGTTAACGGTGGTGACCTTACTACTAGTCAAACAACATTTAATTTATTAAACACCAATGCTACTACTGTAAATTTTGCAGGTGTAGCCACAGGTATTAACGCAGGCACAAGTGCTGCTGGAGCAGTAACCGTTACCGTTGGTCCTGCTGTGACCAATAATACTTTTAAAATATCAAGCACAGCTAGTGGTGCAGTTAATATCACATCAGATCTTACCACAGGTACTTTAAATTTATACACTGGCATTACAACTGGTACTGTAAATATTGCCACAGGTGGCGCAAGTACAACTAACGTTGGTTCGGGCGCTGCCACGTTAGTTATTGGATCTAATACAGGTAACGCCACTTTAACAGTCAGCGGTAATGCTACAACTGGTACGGCTACAATTAATACTAACAACGGTGTTACCACCGCTAACGTTTTTAATACTGTATCAACTACTGGTAACCTATTTGGGGCTGGAACAACTATTGCTGTTGGCGCCAACAGTGGTACATTAACTATAGGCAATCCCACTGTTGTTGGTACACAAACCACAGTAAACCTTTGGAATACTCAAAGCACTACGGTTAATGCTTTTGGAGTTGCTACTGGCGTTAACATTGCTACCAGTGCCGCTGCCGCAAGTACATTAACATTTGGTCCAGCTGCTACTGGTAATATATTTGAAATTAATTCTGTTGCTAGTGGAACTATTAATTTAACCAGTGATGTGACTACAGGCATTGTTAATGCCTATACTGGTATTACCACAGGTACAGTAAACATTGCCACAGGCGGTGCAAGTACAACAAACATTGGTGGTGCAGCTGGCCTAGTCAATATTGGTACAACTGGTGGCGACAGTATTTTGACTATTCGAGGCAACAGCACAGGTGGCACAGGTACTATTACTACCAATGCTGGAACAGCTAGTGTATTCAACGCAAACGCATCAACAATTAATGCGTTTGGCGCCGGTACTTCTATTAACATTGGAACTAGCACTGGTACTGTAACTGTTGCTAATCCAACTATAACAATGACTAACGGTACAACGTTCAATATGAACGGCGCCAATCCTGCTATCGCTAGTTCTAATACAGGTACTGCTAGTATTTTTAATGCTAACATTACTACAATTAATTTTGGACAAGCTGCTGCTATTTCTATGGGCGGTACAAGCAGTAACGTCACCGTCAGGGGTAATCTATTAGTCAACGGAACTACTACCATAGGCGATGCTAGTGCAGATGCTGTTACATTTAATTCAGATACAATAACAGCACCAAATACATTAACAGTTAGCATTGATGATGCATCAAATGCCAGCATAAGCTATCCGTTAAAAGTTAGACATACAACTTCAGGAACTGCTGCTGCAGGTATGGGCACAGGTATTCAGTTTATAGCTGAAAACGCTGGCGGAACAAATGCCACTGGCGCAGCTATTGAAATACTTTCTACTGGAATTGCCGCCGGCGCAGAAACATTTGACCTTGTATTAAGAACAATGACTTCGGGCTCAGCAGCAGTTCAAGCATTTAGAGCAAACGCTAGCACAATCACAATAGGTGCTAATGCCACAGCTACAACTATAACAACACAGTCTAACAGTACAATGACTGTACGTCCAGGCGCAACAGGCGCTGGCAGTCCAGGTATAGCTCTTACAGTACAAGGCGGCAGTGGTGGTTCAACTAGTGGCGCAGGCGGTACAGCAATATTCCAAGGCGGAAATGCAACAACTTCAGGCACTGGCGGCGTTGCAACATTTAGATCAGGTTCGGCCGTAGGAACTAACCAAATTGGTGCCGACACTATCATTACCGCAGGTAATGGAACAGGAACAGGCGGATCAGGACTTATCGTATTTAGAACTGCACTTCCAGGTTCATCAGGACCTGCTGCCAATACAATGGCAGACGTGCTTTCTATCAGTAACCAAGGTTTAGTCACAATTCCAAATAATTTAACAGTTAACGGTAATTTAACAGTTAATGGTACAACAACAACTTTTAATTCAAGCATAGTACAAGTTGACGATAAGAATATTGAATTAGCCAGCGTTGTAGCAGTAACAGGTTTACAGGCAACACTAGCAACAGGAATTGCCACAGTTACTATTACCAGCGGATCTACAGTTGGATTAATTCCAGGACAGACTTTTACAGTAACTTCAGGCACTGGAGCATTTGGCGCAGGTGCTGTTATTCAAAGCATCGACAGCCTTACACAGGTTACCATGACCGTTAATCATCAGACTGCTGGGCCAGCTACATTTAGTTCAAGCGGTGCTACAGATGCCAGTGCTAATGGTGGTGGTATCACAGTCCTTGGTACAGCTAATAAAACATGGCAGTATGATAATACTGCTGGCGTACTAGCATGGTCGTCAAGTGAAAATATTAATTTAGTATCAGGTAAAGCTGTTAAAATTAACGGCAGCGATGTGCTTAATGCCACTGTTGTATTTCCTGGTATAGCTACAGCAGCCATTGGACACCAGAGTGCCGCAGCCACAGTTAACATTGGTGCCAATACTAGTAATAACATATTGTCAATACTAGCCAACGGCACAGGCGGTACTGCTACGCTTACTACTAATGTGACCACAGGCCAAGTTGACGAATTTACATCAGTAACTGGTACTATAAACTATGGTTCTAATGCTACTGCTATTTCAGTAGGATCATCAGCTACGGCTGCACAGACTATTAACATAGGTAACAGCAGTACGGGCGCAAGTACTTATAGATTTGGTTCTGGTGCTACAACTAATGCTACAACTAAAACTATAGAAATTGGACAAAACGGTATTTCAAATAGTATAACTAATATTAGTCTTGGCAGTAGTGTTGCAGGTGCACTGGGTACAATATCATTAAATGCTCAAACAGTTAATTTTGGATTAAGTAGTACTTCACTGGTAACTGCCTCACTTGGCGCACAGATTACAGGAAACGTATTTAGAGTAAGAAGTCCAGCAGACGGATCTGGCGCTATCAACTTTACTACAGACTTAACCACTGGTACAGTTAATATGTTTGCTGGACTAACTACAGGTACTGTCAACGTTGGTGTTGGATCAAGTTCGAGTGTAATTAACCTTGGTGGTGTTGGCGGCCAGGTTAGAGTTGGAGCAACCAACGGTGATGCAACATTGAACGTCAGCGGTAACGGAGTTTCAGGTACTGCAACACTGGCAACTAACGTGACCACAGGTACTGTTAATCAATGGACAAGTATAACTACAGGAACAATTAACTTTGGTACTGGCGGTGGATCAACTATTATCCTAGGCGGTAATGCTGCTACAGTTAACGTAGGTGGCACTGGTGGTAATGCAACTGTAAACATACGAGGTAACGGAACTACAGGTACAGCATCGCTAGCCACTAACGTGACCACAGGTACTGTAAACTTATTTACTGGAATATCAACCGGAACTATTAACGTAGGTAGTGGCGCTGGTGGTAGACTATCTGTATTGTTTAATCAAGGGTCGTCAAGTACTAGCACCGGAGCAATAGTTGTGGCCGGCGGTGTAGGCATTGTAGAAAATCTGTATGTTGGCGGATATAGTCAACATGCCAACGGTCTAGTAAGAACTAATGCACGTTTTCAAACATCAGAAAGACATCCAATGGGACACTATAGTCCAGGCGAATGTGTATTTGAAATTGATCCAACATGGACGCAGACTGAATTACAAAATTTCTTTAATACTTCAAACGTGACTTGGAACGCAGACACTACTGCGCCAGGCGGATATTGTATTCAGATTGACAGTAATCCTAGTGTGGCATCTATTGCCTACGGTTCAGGATTTCCATTAATTCCAGTTGATACTAACGACATATTTTATTGTGAAGTATGGCTGCGTAACGATCCTGGATATGTAGGGCCGGGACACTATATGGGGTCAGTTGACATCAGCGCATCTGGAACAAGTCTTGGAGGTAACCCGGGTAGCTTTGGTTACTGGGTAATGAGTAATACTGCCGCGTCTACTACTTGGACCAAGTATACAGGATATATCACAGGCTTTGGTACAGCCGTAGGACAGTTTGCAGCTAATACAAAATATTTTAGCCCAATGGCATTATTTAACTACTCATTTACATCTGGAACAAGACGTAGTTTTATTAGCGGTTGGAGATACACTAGAGTCTACAAGGCAGGTCGTAGAAAGTATGGTGATTTCCTAGCATTTAGTACGGCAACAGGACTAACTGCAACAGGCAGCAATCAAGGAACAGCATTGGCTATTACTGCTGACGTAAACAACGTTACAACAACGCCTGTAAGTTCAGGTGTAATACTTCCTTTCTGGCAAACTGGACATCGAATTGTTATACGAAACGGTGGTGTTAATAACCTTACTGTTTATCCAAACATTGGTGCTCAGATAAATTCAGCAGGCAGTAACGTAGGATTTACAATCACAACAGGCGGAACATTAGAATTTATCTGTATGACTGCAACCCAGTGGGTCACAGTATCTGCTACTTACGCTTAATTATATAAGGTCAATTACATCAAATATTGTTTGTAGTTTGTTGCGAATAGTTTTGTTACTAAAACTATTCCGCAACCCTTGATGTAATGGTTTAGGTGGAGATTCAAGTCCGGTCCAGGCATATCCGCTGTGCTCTAAACTTAATTTTGGAATAAATTCTTCATTGACTATGCACAGGTATGTGTGAAAGTTAAAAACTTTATCGTTGCTGATAAATGTTTCAATAGGTAAACTTTTAATTATTTCAGGAAGAAATCCAACTTCTTCAACTATCTCTCGTTGAAGTCCTTGCCACGGAGTTTCGGATAGTTCTGTAGTTCCTCCAACAATACTCCATACACCTTGATGTTTACCGTTGGCTTTCTGTAAGTAAAGTATTTTTTTAGTGCTTTTTGAGTAAAATATTGCACCGCTACAGACAATTTTTTCTTTAGATTCCAAGACTCCAGTTTCCTCTTTGATACTCGCCCTCAAAGCTCTTACTCCAATACACACCATTCCATTTATACTGTGTATTACTATACTCGTTGGTCATATATAAGATAATATCATTGCTCTCTTGAGCATCAAATATTACGTTCCAAGTATTGCCGTCCCACTCAATTATGTCGTCAGCTTCTGCAATAAAATCACTGCCGTTAGTATTTTTCCAAGCATCAGGACCGTCTTCATTCATATATAATTCGTATTTGATAATGCTACCTGAGGCAGCTGGATTATCTAATGTAATATAGTAGTTGCCAATTTCTTTATTATCAGGTACTCTGCTACTACCCGAGCCTACTTCAACGCCATCAACAAATATTTTATGATCGTAAACTTTTTTATGCAATACATCAGTATTGATAGTATATACGCTATTTTCAGCAGTGAACGTATCTCTAATGCCACCTCCAATGCTTTCTAAAATAAGATATCTAGTACCAGGCACTACATTAGATGGTCTAGTTCTTCTTGGATCAATTATAGCATCAAAGGTGCCTAGGTTAGATCTAAAATTTGACACGATTGGAGTGTTTGATGGATATGTGTCAATATCCCAATTTACCTGTAACACAGTATCGTCAAGTTGATTTACTGTACAATAACCGATTACGTATGTACCGTCCGGTTGTTTAAGATAAATTTTACTCAATCCTGGTTTATATAAATCAGGATATTGCTCTAAAAGCTGTAACCAAGATATGTAAGATCCATTATTTACTAATCTTATTTGATTCCCATCAACTTCAATATTATCATTGCCGGGTGTAGAATTTATATTTGATAAAGGTGTAGCGATCCATGATCCATTTAATCCTATATTGCTATCACTACCAAACCCGTCAACAAATGCATCATTTCTATCAGTTATACCGCCTAAAATACTAGTGACAATATTAGTAACAACACCAAGACGTTTTACTTTAGCTGGGGGACTAATATAGATTGGTGTTTCTAAAGATAATGAAGCGATGTCAATTTCTGTTGCCGCACCTACTGGTATACTTCTACTACTATAATTTACTTGAGTAAGGTCAACTACAGTTAAACTAGTCCAGTCAACATAATTATCTGTAGTTTGAATTTCTAAACTAGGATTAAACAGCATTAATATTTGCTCAAGTATCTGTAATTTTTGATCATTACTAGTAGACCAAATATCAACTTTTACAGATAATTTATAAGGAGTGGGCATAAGACGTTCAATAGTATAACTGTTACCTTGATTAGTGGTATAGTTTCCGTCTTGATCTACTTCGCGTTCTCTTACATGTACCTTACCTACAAAACTAGGATCTCCTAGACGACTATTATCTAATTCTAATCCGGTAATGTAGACTGATATCCTAGGGGCACTTACTACAGTATTTTCACTATTCTGATTAATGATATTAGCCACTTGTCTATCCGGATCACCATATACTACCGGAACACGTACCAGTGTTCCATCCCCGTATTTTATAACGAAGTTGCTCACTAATCTCATGATTTGCAAAAGATATCTTCTTATTTGACCATCGTAAAAATATTGCATTATAAATCAGCCTTTGGTTTAAGAGCCTTGCTAATAGCCACTCTTTCGTTTGTTGAACCAGAATATAGCTGCCATTCTATTTCATAATCAGTTGGTGCTGCTTCACTAAATGTCAACAACACTTTACCGCCAGTTCCTGAACTAGCAGTTACTGACGGAACAAGACTGTCACCAAAATTAACATTGGCAAACATACCTGCTACATAAGTTTGAGTAAGGAGATGTTGTTTAAATCCTATAAGTGTAATTTGTCTGTTAGATACAGTGGTTATGCCCGTTGTACTTACCAATTTATAAGTGCCAATGCCTCCCGAACCTGACAATATAGATTCAATTTCTACACTATTATAGACATTTGCATCAGTGGGAATTTTTGGTAAATTAAACACATACCCTGTTTTAATAATCTTACCTGGCGGCATGTAACTTACAGTAAGAACAAGATCAGTTCCTACAGTAGCTATAGATGCTGTAACTTTAAATTCTTCAACTCTATAAACATCGCTGGCAATAAATCCAACTCCAACTTTATTACTATTGTTAATAAATGTTCCTTTGAGTGTACTTCTAGTGTCAGTGTTAGTCATTGTCATGCGTACATCGTCTTCTCTTCTGACCCATCGAGCTCCATCATATCGAAATAATCTGTTAGGTAAAAAATCAGTTCTTAAGAAGAAATCACCGTCATAGGGATTATTGGGAAATTGTATTCCGTGCCCAAAGTCAACACCGTTCTCTGGAACTCCGTCACCAACTAGGTAACCTTGGTAGCCGCTGCGCTTTGGTCTCTTTAAAACTCTACTAGCATCAATGTTAGTAGATGACGAGTCTGGAGGAAAACTAGTATCGTCAACTGACTCTAGTGCAGCGTGACCAGATGCATCAACTGCTAATGTGTACAGATGTCGAGTTTCGTAACCGCTCTTGGGAGCGTCTGCTTCTGCTTGAGCAATTAATTGATCGTTTATGTCTAATACTTTTTGTTGAGTACTTAACAACTCACGCAACGTATTATTAGTTTCTTCACCAGTTACTGGATCAACAATCTTCTGATCAAAAATTTCTTTATACTGTTGACTGTCACTGATTTTAGTTAATTTTAATCTGTATAAATGAGGATACCATGTTGGACTAAATCCTTCAGCAGCTCGGCCTACATCACTGATAACATAGTATCTAGGTAGACTTACATCTAAATCGTTAAGAGCAAACTCATCTTTGAGATGCGGAATTTCTAATACATCTCCGCTAATAGGTTTGCGGCCAACAGTATTAACAAAATCGTTGATATGTATGGTCATGTACAATGTGTCGTTATCGAGAAATAAACCAAACTGACTTAAATTAAAGTCAAGATCTTGTACGTTATAAACGCCTCGTATTCTATAAATGCTAGGATCATACTTTCTATCTCGATTTTCTAAAAACAGTAGATCTTGTATGTTTTTAACATTGTACGAATCAATAGTGGGTTGATCAGCAGTACCGTTAGCTACTAGGGATGGACCCATGTATTTGTGAACGTAAACGTCTGTTCCGCCAACCTGAAACATCTCAGATGAGTCGTTGCCCTTTTCGGGACGGTAAAGTGATAAACGTGGCATAGTACAGTATTTATTCGATAAATATACTGGGAGACACCAATGTTAGAAATTAATGTTCAAGCTGAAAAACAGAAAGTTTACGACTATGTTCGCGCCATGCTAGGCGACGGGATGATTGACGTTGAACTTGACCCTATACACTACGAAGCAGCTCTTAATAAAACGCTATCTAGATTTAGACAGCGCAGCCCAAATGCGGTTGAAGAAAGCTACATGTTTATTGAGTTAGAAAGAGATACTAATGATTACAAACTTCCTGACGAAATTGTTGAAGTAAGATCAGTGTTTAGACGATCGCTAGGAAGTAGATCTGTAGGCACAGGCACTAATTTTGAGCCATTTAATTTAGCCTATACTAATACATATTTGTTAAATGCAACAACACTTGGTGGTATTGCTACATATGATTTCTTTGCACAATATCAAGAAATGGTAGGACGTATGTTTGGTAGCTACATTGAATTTCAGTGGATTCCGTATTCGCATACATTACGTATTCTACAAAGACCGTTTACTGAAAAAGAAACATTACTGTTAAGATGCTATAATTACAGACCAGATTTTAATCTTATTAATGACATCTATGCAGGACAGTGGATTAAAGATTATACTCTAGCTATTTGTAAAGGTATATTAGGAGAAGCACGTAGCAAATTTGGAACTATTGCTGGACCTCAAGGAGGAACGCAGTTAAATGGTGCCGATCTTAAATCTGCCAGCAAAGAAGAATTAGAAAAATTAGACAAAGAACTAGAAACTCTAATCAGTGGCGGAACTGGTTATACATTTGTAATAGGTTAATATGAAAGTTCAAGAAATTATCACCGAAGCAAAAGTAAAACAGGCTAAAATGACCAAGCGTCAAAATCAGTCTACTCGAGGTGTACACACATTTGGAGACGCAGAAAGAGCTAACAGTGACTATGTTCAATTTCGTGTAGGCATGGCGGCGGCATCGACCGATGGCAAAACAATGCCTGACATAGATGCTAAAAGTTGGATTGGCAAACGCAAAGCTGCATTTCCTTATACCAAAGAAGAAGCAGACATACTCAAGATGGCGTACAAAGCCGCTGGTGCCGATTATAAAGATGTCAATGACGGCAACATGAACAGCGAAGAATTAAACACTACAAATAAAACAAGCCCTGTTGCTAAACCAAAACGCAACAAATATGGCGTATAAATTCTTGACAAAGTTATAAAATAGTATAAAATATAGTATCACCTAGGAGATACTATGATCATTGGCTTCGTTGGATTTATCGGTTCGGGCAAAGATACTGCCGCAGACTATCTTGTTAACTTTCACGGATTCCGCCGTGATTCATTTGCTAATACACTTAAAGATGCTGTTGCCGCAGTATTTGGATGGGACAGAACCCTGTTAGAAGGCCGCACCAAAGAAGCCCGTGAGTGGCGTGAGCGTGTAGATCCTTGGTGGGCAGAACGACTCAATATGCCTAACCTAACTCCTCGATGGATTTTGCAATACTGGGGTACAGAAGTTTGCCGACAAGGTTTTCACGACGACGTTTGGATTGCCAGTTTAGAAAACAAAATGCGTAAGACCAGTGATAATATTGTTATTTCAGATGTGCGATTTCCTAACGAAATTAAAGCCATTCATAACGCAGGCGGCAAAGTAGTGCGAGTAGTTCGAGGTGCTGACCCAGGGTGGTATCAAGATGCACTTAATGTAAATGCTGGTCCAACAAATATGTCATGGGCTATTAGCAAAGCACGTATGGAAGCACTAAAAATTCATGCCAGCGAAACAGCATGGATAGGTCGAGGAATAGACTGCGAAATTGATAACAACGGCAGTATTGATGATTTATTCTCGCAGATTAGAAATCTGGTTGAAGATCAGCTCGTCGCCAGTTAAATCCTTCTTTAGCTAGTGTGCGTTGACAATTGGCACATATACACTTAAGATTAGTAAGTTTAGTATTGTTTAAGTTTCCGTCCATGTGAAAGACGTTAAACTGCTCTCTGTGTTTGCTTTTAAAGCCACACTTATCACAAGAGTTACTTAACCTAAATCCATCTCTATACCATTTAGGGATACCCTTACTTACTCCGCCAATAAGACATACTTCGCATTTTTTGCGATAGTATGTTTTACCATTTTTATGGTAGTTAATAGCGGCGGGTCTAAAACCGCAAATGCATAATGGTCTGGGCATACTGTATTTATGCTCACCTTTTTAACCCCTTTTCATAGGTGTATTACGGGTCCATTTTAGAAAAAACCGCTAAATAAAAGTATAATGAAACCCCATAGGAGAGTTTAATATGGCATTAACTTCACCAGGCGTAGAAGTCAAAGTTGTTGACGAATCGTTTTATACACCAGCTGAGCCTGGCACCGTACCTTTAATTGTCGTTGCTTCAGCAGAAAATAAAACTAACGGTGCAGGAGACGGAACAGCTCCAGGTACCTTAAAGGCCAACGCCGGCCAAGTATATTTAATAACCAGTCAGAAGGATCTTGTAGATACTTTTGGCGATCCATCGTTCAAGACAGATTCTAATAACAATCCGATTCACGCAGGTGAACAGAACGAATACGGTCTACAGGCTGCTTACAGTTTGTTAGGCGTAAGTAATCGTGCTTATGTTGTTAGAGCTAATATTGATTTAGATGAACTAAATGCTTCAGCAGAAGCTCCAATTGCTAATCCTATCCCAGGAACACACTGGTTAGATACTAGTGTTACAGCATTTGGCGTTTTTGAGTGGAATGGCGCAGCAGTTACTTCATCTGGTGGCCAGACATTTACTAACAAAATCCCACTTGTAGTTACAGATCCAAATAAAGTTGATCCACTTACTGGTGCTCCAAATACAAAAGCAGGTGGTCAGATTGGCGACTACGCTTTTGTTGCTGTACGTGATGCTAACGATAACAGACCTGCATTAACTAGCCTCCATCCAAATACTTTATATTACAAGAATCGTTCAGGTGCTTGGGTTTTAGTAGGCAGCAATCAATGGCAAGCTTCATGGCCAACTGTAGCTGGTACTAAAGCAGCCTCTACGCTCACTGCTAACAACGTTATTGAAATTAACGGTGAATCAATTTTAGTACCAGTTGGTCCAAACAACACATTGGCTAAACTTGTAGATGCAATTAATGCTAATCCAATATTAGGTGGCAGCGGTGTAACTGCTTCGGTAGTTAATAACAAACTAGAAATTTACCACAACGGCGAAAGCGGTGATGTTGGTGACGATTCTAACCTAGTTGAAATTGGTGCTGCTAGTACAGCAGGCCTATTAACAACATTGGGAATTGCTGGCGGTGATTATTATAACCCACGTTTGACAATCAGCAAGCATACACAAGTTCCTACATTTAAACGAAAAGATACATATCCACGTCCTACAGGTTCTGTGTGGTTAAAGACTACAGAAAGCAATCTAGGTGCTCGTTGGAGATTTAAACGCTGGAACGGCCAAACACTATTGTGGGACAGCATCACTACACCATTATATTCCAACGGTCATGAAGCTATTGCTAGTTTAGATAAAACAGGCGGTGGCGCAAACATTGCTCTTGGAACAGTATATGTACAATACAATTATCAAGAACACGACGATACAGCTGACTCTACACCACGTGTAGCAGAGTTTAAAGCATGGCGCAGAGCTGCTATCGGAGCAACTGTGGTTAGAAGTGCAAAGATTATAACAGGTATGTTTACCAGCGGCGAAGATTATGTGTTTAATATGGCAGAATCATTAGTAGGTGATGCTGTTATTGATGCTGACAAAGTTAATCAATTTACAGCAGCCGGCGACTCTTCTGATGCAGAAACTATCGCAACTGTGATCAATGCTAACGGTTATGTAAACATTACTGCAGAAGTTGATAGTCAAAACCGTTTAGTAATTAAACATAATAAAGGCGGCGAGATTAGATTTACCAATGGACTGAACACTCCATTAAATCCATTAGGTTTTTCAACTGCATATCAATATGAGCCTAGCGAAGCTAACTTTGGCGAAGGCACAGAGTGGATTCAAACAGCACCAGTAGGCCAAACAGCATCAGGCTATGTGGCCAGCAACTGGGTACCATTAGTGTATATCAGTTCAGCAGATAATCCAGGTAGTCTTGCAGAAGACGGTACTTTATGGTACAGCTCTGTAGTTGACGAAGTTGATATCATGATTCACGATGGCGACAAGTGGGTGGGCTATAAGAGTCCAACAAGCCCATACTTTGCAGAAGGTACTGATCCAGCAGGCCCAATGGTAGCTGCTACAGCACCAGAAAAACAAAGCGATGGTTCAGCACTTGAAACCGGCGACCTATGGATCGACACCAGCGACATTGAAAACTATCCAACAATTTACAAATACGATTCAGACTTGCTAAACAAGCCAGTTAAAGATCGTTGGGTATTAGTAGATAAGACTGACCAGTCAACAGACGAAGGTATCTTATTTGCAGATGCTAGACAAGGAACAGATGGCGGCACTGCTGATAATGCACCTACCGGAACTATTGAAGAATTACTCACAAGTAATTTCGTAGACTTTGACTGCCCAGATCCAGCATTATATCCAAAAGGTATGTTGTTATGGAATCTACGTAGAAGTGGATTCAACGTTAAGAAATTTAAACAAAGTTACATTGACACTACAGCAGACAACACAAGATTTAATGCACCTGTTGGCGAGTCAATGCAGGCTTACTACACACATCGTTGGGTAACAGAGAGTGCTAATAACCCAGACGGAAGTGGAAGCTTCGGACGTCAAGCACAGCGCAAGGTAGTTGTACAAGCTCTGCAAGCGTTGGTGAACAGTAATCAACAAATTCGTGACGAAGAAAGTCGTGTGTTTAACTTGATGGCTTGCCCAGGATATCCAGAGTTAATAGGTGAGTTAATTAGCTTAAACTATGATCGTGGACTAACAGCATTTGTAGTTGGTGATACACCAGCACGTTTAACACCAGATGCTACTAGCTTGAATAGATGGGGTACTAACCAACGTCTAGCTCTAGAAGACAACGATCTAGGCGCAGTAAGTTACGACGAATACATGGCTATGTTCTATCCATGGGGCTTTACCAGCGATAACTTTGGTAACAACGTAGTTGTTCCACCGAGCCATATGATGTTAAGAACTATTGCTCTTAACGATCAAGTAGCTTATCCATGGTTTGCACCAGCCGGACTACGTCGTGGCGGTATTACAAATGCTACAGCAGTTGGGTATGTAGATGCAGAAGGTGAATTTAGATCAGTTGCACTAAACAACGGTCAACGCGATACACTTTATGAATCAAAGATTAATCCAATTACATTCTTTACAGGCAGCGGTCTAGTAAACTACGGTCAGCGCACTAGAGCAAAAGCAGCCAGCGCACTTGATCGTATTAACGTAGCTCGTTTAGTGATTTACCTACGTAGACAACTAAATGCACTAGCTAAACCATACGTGTTTGAACCAAACGATAAGATCACTAGAGATGAGATCAAAGGTGCTGTCGATTCATTGATGTTAGAACTAGTTGGACAACGTGCTCTTTACGACTACCTAGTAGTTTGTGATGAAAGCAATAATACTCCTGCTAGAATTGATAGAAATGAACTTTGGGTTGATGTAGCTGTTGAGCCAGTTAAAGCAGTTGAATTTATCTACATTCCATTGCGTTTGAAGAACACTGGCGAAATCGCAGGTCTATAATAAGAGGATATTAATATGTCAATTTCAACATTAACCAAATTCACAGTACCATTAGACGGTGCTCAGTCACAGGGTTTGCTAATGCCAAAACTCAAGTATCGCTTCCGCGTTACTTTGTTAGGTTTTGGTCTAGCATCATCAACAGCAGAGTTAACTAAACAAGTTGCTGACGTAACAAGACCCACTATAGCATTTGATCCAATTACTGTTGATGTATATAACAGCCGTGTTTATCTAGCAGGTAAACACACATGGTCGCCAATTACTCTTAACGTTCGTGACGATGTAACTGGTGCTACACAGAAAATTGTTGGTGAGCAATTACAGAAACAATTTGACTTCTATGAGCAAGCTTCAGCTGCTTCTGGTATTGATTATAAGTTTTCAACTAAAATTGAAATTCTTGATGGCGGTAACGGAAATCAAACAGTTGGCATTCTAGAAACATGGGAACTTTATGGTTGCTATCTAGAAAACGTTAACTACCAGAATTTATCATACAGCGAAAATGCTCCTGTAACAATACAGATGAGTATTAAGTATGACAACGCAATCCAGAAACCAGATAATTCACCATTAGCTGGCGTTGGAACAAGCTACGGTCGTTCAGTAAGTACAAACGCCACAGGCGGTTAATAAAAAGCCCACGCAAGTGGGCTTTTTTGTGACTGAGTATTAACTACGTAGTTAATATCGAACGATAAATATTATTATGCCAACACCAGTTCAATATGGAATAAGACAACCCGGAGAACCAGTTCTTCGTGATTTTCAACACGCTTCTCGTCTGTATCGAGAAAGTGATCTACGTCTTGCTCCTAAAACAAAATTCCTCTACCATGTAGTTTTCAATATTAATTCTAGTGCTCTTAAGAATTTAGGATTTAAATATCGACATCAGAACGAAATTAACATGCTGGTTAAATCAGCTGAATTACCTAAATTTACAGTACAGTCTGAAACATTAAATCAATACAACAGAAAAAAAGTTGTACAGAACAAAATTGATTATCAACCTGTAACTTTAAGATTCCATGATGACAACTATGGTGTTGTAGGACAGCTATGGTACAATTATTTTAATTACTACTACGGTGATACTAGCGCAGCAGATAATATTGGCGCCTATAATAGGACTGCTATGAAAGCTAAACCGTTTATTAAAGCTAGTTATGGTTTAGATAATAACAGTACTGTGCCGTTTTTTACAAGTATAGTAATTTATCAACTTGCTAAAAAAGCATGGTATGCGTATAAATTAATTAATCCTATAGTAACACAGTGGAATCACGATACATTAGACTCAAGTAGCAGTCAACCTGCTGAACAGTCTATGACGCTGGCCTATGAATCTGTGGCCTATGAAACTGGTAGAGTAAGAAACGGAATACCCAATGGATTTAGTCAAGAGCACTACGATCAAACACCAAGCCCATATGCTGCCGATCCGCAGGCAAGACGTGCCGCATCAGACCCTGTGGCATTAGGTGGAGGTACTAGTATCTTTGGTAATGCCAGCAGTATATTAGGCGGAATAAGTTCTGTACTTGGTGCAATGGGCGATCCTAATACATTTAAAAATCCAGCAGCTCTAATAGGCACAGCTATTACCGCAGTGAACACATATCAAAATGCAAAAAATCTCACTAAAGAAGGCGCACTTAATCAAGTTACAGGTGCTGTGCTAACAGGCATAAATGCTACTGCCCGAGTTGGATTAAGCGGTCAACCAAATGTAAGTTTTCCAGTACCAGGAGCTTCGCAATCGACTCCTGCAAAAGCAATAAGTATTTTTGGTCCACAAGGCGGTTAACATGTCAGAAGTCACTAGTAATATTCCCACCGAAGCTACTGAAGATAGTAGCACAGGCGTCAAAACATTTTTTGACAAATATTTTATTAATCAAATAAGCTTTCCTGCTAGTCAAGTAGATGCTGTTGTGGGCTTTTTCTTAAAACGAGGATTCGGAGAAGAAGCCGCTAGAAGTACAGGAATTGTCTTGATGAATCAGGCTAAAGTTGATAACGTAAATGTTTTTAAACTACTAGACAGCCTTAAAGGTTTAAATGACGTACAACTCAGTACTATTGTAAGTCAAGTCCTTAATGCCTATCGAGAAAAGACCAGCATCCTAGGATTTAAATTCACCACAGACAATGATGCTCTAGAAAGCAGAAACATCAAGCCATGAGTAGATTTGCATCTGGAAAATATCAACCTTTAAATCCAGAAAAATATGTAGGCAAAAAAAGTCCTACATACCGCAGTAGTTGGGAATTGGCATTTATGCGTTTCTGCGATTCTCACGGTAGCGTTCAAAAATGGGCCAGCGAATCGATAGCAATACCTTATCGTTGTCCAATTACTGGTCGACAAACAGTATATGTTCCAGACTTCTTTATACAGTATCTTGATAAAAACAGTCAAATACACACTGAACTAGTAGAAGTTAAACCACAAAATCAAACGTTAAGAGAAAAAGTAGGTAAAAGCAGAAACAATCAAATTGAGTATGCAAGGAATGTTGCCAAATGGCGAGCCGCACAGGCTTGGTGCAAAGCACAGGGCATAAAGTTTAGAGTAGTCAACGAAAATGAAATTTTCCATAACGGTGGAAAAAGATAAGTATTTGTATGACTAAAAAACTAGAAGAATTGCTCAATTTGCCCGAAAACAAGAAAATGGTTAAGGATGCGGAAAAAGTTGCTGAAAGAAACGCAGTAGCTGAACAGGCACAGCCTTTGTTACGGGACCTATCAGAATTCGATAAAATATCAGCAGCCCTTCCGCAGGTCAAAGGACTTGGAGATATTGCTGACGGAGAACTTGATGCTCTAGCACAGCGGGCCACAGATGCCTATGATGACCTTATGGATCTAGGTATGAATGTAGAAGCTAGATACAGCGGCCGCATATTTGAAGTTGCGGGAACTATGCTTAAAAATGCAATTGATGCAAAGTCAGCAAAATTAGATAAAAAACTTAAGATGATCGAACTTCAACTTAAGAAACAACAGTTAGATCAAAAAGCCGGCGATGAAACTCTTACTGTACATGGTGAGGGTGTGATTATTAGTGATCGCAACAGCCTAATTGAAAAACTTAAAAATATGAATAAATAATACATTAGGATTTAAGCCATGAAACTATTCAGTCACTACCTTAAAGAAAATCAAGACGCTAAAAAATACGTCTTTAAAATAAAAGTTGCAGGAGATCTTCCCGAGCATTGCGAAGATGTTATGGAAGCCGCATTACAAAAATACCAAGTAAGTAAATTTACCAAAGGTAAAAGCACTCCAATACAAGCAACTCTACTTGATTTTCCAGAAATAAAAAATGCAGCAATGACAGTATTTGAGACCGAGTTAGATTATCCTACTACCAGTGCAGTATTAGCAGAACTGTTAGCTAGCTCTACAGGATTAAGTAGATCTTGCATTCGTGTAAGAACTCCTATTGAAGAAGCAAACATGGCTGTTGAAACAGAAGCAGACGATGCTAAATCTATTTTAACTCAAGACTACCCTAAAGAGAATAATCAAAATTTAGTAGGCGAAAAATACATCAGTAATTTCTTAAAAGATTTAGCAAAGCAAAGAAAAGAAAGTCAACCTACACAATTTAAAGGCGTGAACGAAAAATTACTGGCCAAATCATTGCACAAAGAAAAAGCAACTGAAATGACCAAAGCTGGCCCTGCCCACAGTTTGCTCAAGGGTCTATCAGGAAACCCAGACCCAAGAAAAGGACGATAATATGAATTTCCAAGAATTAATACAAAGAATGGCTGAATTAGATCAGCAAGTCATCGAAGAGCCTAATGAAGGCAATGCTTTCAGCGGTGCATTAGATGCTGCTAGAGATGCGGGCAAAGATGAATTTGAAGTTGACGGACAAGAGTTTAAAGTTAAAGAAGAAGGCGACGTAGATGAGTGCGGCATGCCAGGAATGGCAAACATGCCAGGTGGTATGATGGGTATGAGAAGTCCAACACCTCCTCAAGCAGACAGCATTAGTGCAAATGTTAGTATGAACGCTAGCGGTGCAGGCGGCATTAAAAATCTAATGGATATCTTAAAAAATATTGAAGATGGCGGTGATGCTGGCAGCGATGACGGTATGCAAGATCCTGCAATCCTTATTAAAAAAATGCAGCCTCCAAGCATAGGTGGCGACAAACAAAAAATAATTGGACAAGAAGAATTTGCCAACAGCCCAGATGAAATGTATGCAGATACCGGCGCAGTTACAGGCACCGGCGACGACCTACACGGCAACGCTAGCAGAGGCAATCAAGGCGATCGTTATGACGGATATGCGCCTAGAGGTGTTCCAGCAATGGAAAGTCTTGTAAATCGCCTGTCAAACTTATACAACGAAGTTAAATCTCGTTGATCAGTTTTATAATTTCAAAAGCGGGCATTTGCCCGCTTTTTTGTTGTAAATAATCGTATGCCATCAAAATCATTAGATGGAGTCTTAACTAAAAAGGCTCACACCAAAGAATCATTTACAGAGCAGCAAATTGAAGATCTGCTGGCCTGTAGTCTTGAAGACGGATATCATTATTTCTGCCAAAAGTTTTTTTATATACAGCATCCTGTAAAAGGTAAATTGCTGTTTGAACCTTTTGAGTTCCAAACTAGATTATTAGACGCATACCATGGACATCGATTTAACATCAACATGTTACCTCGACAAATGGGCAAAACTACCTGTGCCGCAGGATATCTTTTATGGTATGCTATGTTTCATCCCGATCAAACAACTATAACAAAGGGAGTATTGAATTTGATAACGGATCACGCATTGTCTCTACAACTACTACTGGCAATACAGGCCGCGGTATGTCTATCTCCTTACTATACTGTGATGAGTTTGCATTTGTTCCCCCCAATATCGCTGATGAATTCTGGACATCCATATCACCTACACTAGCCACAGGCGGTAAAGCAATTATCACGTCAACACCTAACAGTGACGAAGACACGTTTGCTATTATATGGAAAGAAGCCAACAAGAAGTTTGACGAATTTGGCAATGAACAAGAAGTAGGTATAAATGGATTTTTTCCTTTTACCTGTAAATGGAGCGAGCATCCAGATAGAGATTCTGCCTGGGAAACTGCTGAACGAGGCCGTATTGGTGAAGAACGATTCCGTCGAGAATATAACTGTGAATTCTTAATCTACGACGAAACACTAGTTAACAGCATTAAACTATCAGAACTAGAAGGTATGGAGCCAATTCAACGTGTAGGTCAGACACGCTGGTATAAAAAATTAAACAAAGAAAGTATCTATGCTATTACATTAGATCCTAGTTTAGGTACAGGAGGCAACAATGCTGCTATAGAAGTGTTTGAATTACCTAGCTTTACTCAAGTAGCAGAGTGGCAACACAATCTTACGCCTATACAAGGGCAGATTAAAATATTACGAGAAATATTAAGATACATTAATGATTTCATGGGCGACGATAATCCTAACAGCATCTATTGGACTATAGAAAATAACACAGTTGGTGAAGCAGGATTAGTCTGCATAAAAGATATTGGAGAAGAAAACTTTCCAGGACTATTTGTTAGCGAACCTGTAAGAAAAGGCCATGTGCGTAAGTTCCGCAAAGGATTTAACACTACGCACGGGTCAAAAATTGCTGCTGCTGCTAGATTAAAACATCTAATAGAAACTAATAAGATGGCTATTTACAGTAGGCCGTTGATTTCAGAGCTTAAAACTTTTATTGCACATGGAGTAAGTTTTAAAGCTAAAAATGATGAACAAGACGATCTAGTAAGTGCATGTTTATTGTTAGTTAGAATGAGTCAAGTACTAGGAGATTGGGATCAGCGGGTTTATGCCACTATTAACAGCAGTGATCTTGTCAGCGATGACGACATTGACATGCCAATGCCAATTTTTATTTCCACAAACATGTGATAAATACGAATATGAATAAAAATCTAAATTTAATTGCTAAAGAGCTATTTGCTAAAATTCGTACTTCTTTTCCAGAGATAAGCCTTAAGGACAAAGAAAGCGAAACCACAGGCAAACCATCAGAAGCTAGATTCTTTGATTTTGACTACGCAATTGATGGACAAAATTTAGGAAGAATTACAATCCATCTTGCAGAAAAAGATGAAGACGAGGACGGAGATAAAGACGGCCTTACAATTATCTTACGACTTTTTATCCAAAAAATCCGGAGACGGCAACATGACCGAAAGCAAACTATATGGCACAAGCAAAACTAGTTTTCAACAGTTTGGCGAATCAAAAATTATTGTAAAACACAGTGCCCCTATTAATTTAGAAAATCCTGCTGGTAGAACACAGCGAATAGAAAGCATCTATATTGAAAATGCACAAGGTGAAAGATTTAAATATCCTTTCAAACATTTAAATGGTGCTAGAGCATTAGCTCAACATATCTGTCATGGCGGAACACCTTATGACTCAATGGGTCAACACATTACTAGTTTAAGTGAAGAACTTGGCAAACTACGTATGTTTAAAGGTTATGTTGAACGTAATCCAATGGTCAGCGAAGCAATGAGTTCAGTAAATTTTAAAGTTCTAGAGCGCATTGATCAAGTTAAAAAAGAAATCTTTAGTCTACAAAATGTTAATCACTACGAACAATTTGCAGAAAATTTTGAAGAGACATCTGCAAAAGAAATACCTGAAGAAATTATGAATGATTGGATTGATCGTTTGACTATCCGTACATTCAACGAAGAACTTAAAAATGTATTCCCTTATATTTTTAAACTAATAGATGAAAGCGATGTTCCAGTTAAAAATTTAACTATTGAAGATTTAATTGACGAAGAAGACGAAGACGAAGATAAAAACGCTCATAAAGAAGTTAAAGAATTTAACGAGTTTGAATCATACCTTAACAGCATTGTAGAGGGTTCGTCAGACATATTCAGTGATGATCAAGAGAAGCAAGATCAAGCTATTGAAAAACTTAATCAATTAGTATCACAACCTTTTCCTGTTGGCACAGATGGAAATAATGCCATTGAGAGCTTATCAGGAATTATTGAAGACGATGATCTAATGGATGTGCTAAAAGAACTAGCAGACATTAATCCAGACCAAGACGTACGAGACATACTTAAAGATTATGTGGAAATAAAAGACAAAGAAAACGGCACAGATGTGTTAAGCAAACTTAATTTTGAAGAAACACCCACTGAGCCCGAAATGCCGGCTGAACCAGAAGCACCTGCTGAACCAACTGCTGCCCCAGCTCCAGAAGCACCTGCTGCCCCTGCTGCTGAACCAACACCACCAGCAACACCTCCAGTTGCAGAAGAAAAAGAAGATCCTCCGTTTGATGGTCCTTACAAAAAATCAAGCGATAATAAAGATCAGTTTGGAAATACTATTAAACATAAAGCCCGTCATTTGGCTAAAAAGGGAATGGCCGATGCTATTAAAAAGGCAAAGAAGGCTGGTGCAACAGCAGAAACTATTATTCGCATTGCTGGTAAAGAAATGACACTAGGCGAAGCTATTACCAAGGCAGGTATGAAGATTGAAGATGTATTTGGAAACAAATCTGATGAGTTAATTGAATTTGTTAAGAGTATGTACAATGCAGAAGAAGGCACTTTTCCAAAAGGAGAAGAAGGTGTTAAAATTGCCTGCGAAAAGAAATTTGGCGATAGTGCAGGTCCAATTGCCGAAAAGGTAATTGCTAAATTACAGACTATTGGCGAAATGACAAGAATGAAAAAATTAGCCGGAATGAGATAAAACGGCTAAAATAAATCACTTTTAAGCAAGATTTCTCTTGCTTTAATAAATAAAAGCGTATACAATAACATGTATGCGCTTTTTTATTTTACAATGGTGTAAAGTAAATTATAGGCAAATAAAATCGCAGAAATGCAAAACAAAGGCTATTAATAGGAGAAATAATTATGGCATCTTTAGCAGAAATCCGAGCAAAGCTCAAAGAACAGGAACTACGTGGTTCCGACAACAATCAACGTTCAGGCGGTGACAATTCAATTTACCCGTTCTGGAATCTCAAAGAAGGTCAAGAAGCAGTAGTCCGCTTTTTACCCGATGGTAACACTGATAACACATTTTTCTGGGTAGAACGTGCAATGATCAAATTGCCGTTTGCTGGAGTCAAAGGTGAAACCGATTCAAAGCAAATCATTGTCAACGTTCCCTGCGTTGAGATGTACGGCGAAACTTGCCCAATCTTATCAGAAGTTCGTGGCTGGTTTAAAGATCCTAATCTTGAGGACATGGGTCGTAAATATTGGAAAAAGCGTTCGTACATTTTCCAAGGTTTTGTCGTAGAAGACGGTCTTAAAGAAGACAACAAAGCAGAAAATCCAATTCGTCGATTCATTATCGGCCCACAGATCTTCCAATTGATCCGCGGTGCATTGCTTGACCCAGAAATGGACAATCTCCCAACTGATACTGTACATGGTGTTGATTTTAAATTGATCAAAACCAGCAAAGGTGGATATGCTGACTACTCTACATCAAAGTGGAGCCGTCGTGAGCGTCCGTTAAATGACGAAGAGCAGGCAGCAGTTGCTACTCACGGACTTTATAGTCTCAAAGACTTCTTACCCAAGAAGCCTAGTGATGTTGAAGTTAAAGTCATTAAGGAAATGTTTGAAGCATCAGTTGACGGCGAGCCATATGATATGGAACGTTGGGGTCAATACTTCAAACCAGCAGGTATGAGCCAAGCGACTGGTGATCCTAACACTACACGCAAGGCAGCTCCTGCTCCAGTTGCAGACGAGTTTGATGACGAACCTGCTCCTGTTGCAAAGAGCGCATCTGCTCCTGTTGCTGAATCAAAAACTACTCCTAGTGGTAGCGCACAAGACATTCTTGCGATGATTCGCAATCGTAACAAGCAATAAAAATACGGCTTGGGCCTCTGAGACATAGTTCTTACGCCCGAGTTCTCACACCTTTTAGGAGAATAATATGAGTAAATTGGCAAAATTAGCAAAAGTAAATGAATCAATTACTATTAATCGTTATGACAATGGTTGGATGGTAGAAATTGGTGGCCGAAATAAAAAAGAAGATTGGTCTAATACAAAAACTCTGTGTAACACAGAAGAAGACGTACTCACTCTAGTTAAAGAGTGGAACACATTACCATTGGATCAATAATTATGGCCACTAAAGCATTTGACTTATCAAAATTTCGTAAAACCCTAACCAAGAGCATTGACGGGTTAGGTGTAGGATTCAATGATCCTACTGACTGGGTTTCAACTGGTAACTTTGCTCTAAACTATTTGATTAGTTCTGACTTTAACAAGGGGATTCCCTTGGGCAAGGTCACTGTATTTGCGGGAGAATCTGGCGCAGGCAAGAGTTATATCTGCTCTGGCAACCTTATCAAACACGCACAGGAACAAGGCATCTATGTTGTCTTAATTGACAGTGAAAATGCACTAGACCAAGCATGGCTTGAAGCATTAGGTGTAGATACTTCAGAAGAAAAACTTCTTAAGTTAAACATGGCCATGATTGATGACGTGGCAAAGACCATTTCAGAGTTCATGAAAGAATATAAGGCAATGGCAGAACGTCCAAAAGTTTTATTTGTCATTGATAGCCTTGGTATGTTGCTCACTCCTACTGATATTAATCAGTTTGAGGCAGGTGATATGAAAGGTGACATGGGTCGTAAGCCTAAAGCATTGACTAGTCTTGTCCGTAACTGTGTAAACATGTTTGGGAGTTATAATGTTGGAATGGTTTGTACAAATCACACATACGCTAGCCAAGATATGTTCGATCCAGACGATAAAATCTCAGGCGGCCAAGGCTTCGTTTACGCAAGTTCTATTGTGGTTGCCATGAAGAAGCTAAAGTTGAAAGAAGATGAAGATGGCAACAAGATTTCAGAAGTAAAAGGTATTCGTGCTTCATGTAAAATTATGAAAACACGCTATGCTAAACCTTTTGAAACACTACAAATTAAAATTCCATACGAGCAAGGCATGAACCCCTATAGCGGTCTTGTTGATTTGTTCGAAGCAAAATCATTCCTCCAAAAAGATGGCAACAGACTTAAATATGTTGGATCCGATGGTAGTGAAATTAAGCTTTACCGTAAAGAATGGGAACGCAACGAGGAAGGATGTCTTGACAATGTCATGGTTGACTTTGCTAACAATCCTAATGTAAAATCTAACATCGATCTTGAAACTGGAGAAATCTTAAATCATGAATGAGAATCAAATTGCTGATATTTGGATGTTGTTTAAAGAATATGCTGATAGAAAAACTCACGAGGCACTAGCAGAACGATATGTAGACCTGCTAGCAGACCACGGAATAAGTGATAAAGTACTTGAGTCAGCAGTAGGCTTTGACGAATCTCTAGATACAGCCATTGAGTATTACCTTGATCAAGACACAGAAGAAAGTCTTGACGAAGAAGACAACTGGGACTTTGACGAGGACGAAGATTAATGGGTTGGTATTCTAAAGTATCGAAAGATATTTCAAATATTCCAGATGCTATTGCATATTTTGAAGCTGAATTAGTGGCAGCAAGAAATGATAGCCGCATAGCGGGAAATATTGAAAAAGCGTCTGCCAGTATGCCAGGTATTGTAGAACAACGATTTGGTCAACTACAAGAAATTGAAGCAATACTGGAATATTTGAACATTGAGCTACGCAGATTGCGTAGTTCTTTGTTTAGAAAATACCTAGAAACATATCAACGTGCTCTTACTTCAAGAGATGTTGAAAAATACGTCGACGGCGAGTCGGATGTTATTGATATGGAAAAAATTATCAACGAATTTGCCCTATTACGTAACAAATGGTTAGGTATAACCAAGAGTCTAGACATTAAACAATGGCAGTTGAGTAACATTATTAAACTTCGAGTTGCTGGAATGGAGGATGCTACTTTATGAACATTGTTTTAGTAAATGGAGGCTTTGATCCTTTACATTCAGGCCACATAGCCTATTTCAAAGCTGCTAAAATGATTGGCGATATGCTAATTGTAGGACTTAACAGCGACGAATGGTTAGAACGTAAGAAGGGAAGATCCTTCATGCCATGGAATGAGAGATTATGTCTCATTAATAATCTATTAATGGTCGATGAGGTTTATACATTTGATGATGAAGACGGCTCAGCCCGACATTTTATTCAACAAGTAAGAGCTCATTATCCAAATGACAAAATAATTTTTGCTAATGGCGGCGATAGAACTGAACATAACATTCCAGAGATGGACGTAGTTGACTCTAATATAGAATTTGTGTTTGGTGTCGGAGGGGCTGACAAGAAAAATTCAAGTTCTTGGATTTTAGAAGACTGGAAGAATCCTAAAACTATTAGGACTTGGGGTTATTATAGAGTTTTACATGATGTACAGGGTACTAAAGTTAAAGAGCTCACCGTCATGCCAGGCCAGTCGTTGAGTTTACAGCGGCATCAGTACAGGCAAGAGTTTTGGCATGTTACTTCTGGACGTTGTTTGGTAGAACAACGTATGCCAGGAGGCTACGCACTACCTACTATTGAACTAACTCCGCACAAACAGCTGGTTATTCCAAAAAATGACTGGCATCGTATATACAACCCATTTGATGAACCCTGTAAAATTGTAGAAGTACAATATGGTGACAAATGTGAAGAAGAAGATATTGAAAGATTATGATTGTTTATCTTGACGCTATCCTAAAAAAAGTTGCTGTAGAGTTAAAAGCAAATAATTTGCAATTTCCTCACAAAGATAAACGAATATTGTTGAGCATAAGCAATCAAATTGATCAAGGACAATTCTTAACTGAAAATCAAGCCAAGCTAATATTAAAAATTTTTAAAGAAAATATACCAGCAATCAAAATAATCGAACCAACAGTTGAATCTAGTATTGAAGCTAACAGCTGGTCACAAATTTTTCGTCTAATACAAAAAATTCGAAAAATTTACCCCTCGACTGAAGGTGAAAATGCAGTATGTATTGAGTTTACCTACGACAAGCGTCTCAAAGAAAAATTAATTTCACTAGGTCCACTAGTTGAAGGACAAATTTCTGCTATCGGAGCCCGTACCTATGGCATTGCATATACTGAAAAAAATGTACACACACTTGTTGAGCATTTTTTAAGGGAAGATTTTGACATTGATGACAAAATCTTGAATTTTTACTATGAGATTGATAAATTGTTAACCAACGACAATAATAAATTTGACATCTTCAAAACAGAAAATGAAAAATTTAAAAAAATTATCGAGTCAAGAGTTGGCCCAATATCAGAAGAAAACGTTCTCAAGCTCAACGACCAAAAAATTCGGTATCAATACCAAATTTTTGAGAAATTTACGGCTACTACACTTACAGAAAAAATTGCAGCAAGAAAAAATACCAAAATTTTTATTGACGAAGGAACTGTTCCTTTAGCGGATGTAATGCAGTCTTTAAAAGATCTTAATCGATTTCCGGTCCTTTGTATTTTTGAAGGACATACCCCACAAGTCAACAAAAAAACACTGGATTTTTTGTATAGTACACTGGCCTCTCATAATCTTACCGGTAACGTTGGAATTTATTTTAGATTTGATAAATCTGAAGACACTGCTAATTTTAACTCATCAGTAGCTGACTATCAGTTCAATAAAAATTTAAACGATCAAACAATGATAGCTGGTATAGCTAACAACAAATTACCAAAATTCTTCCTAAAATCGTCATGGAAGCCAAAAACTGTAATTAGTTTCACAAACAGTTTTAAAAATAACAAAAGTGCTGTATACTGTGCAGATGTTGATCTTATTATCTATCATACCGACAAAGTACTACTAGCAGGAGAGATTGATGTCATTGTGTAAACTTGTCATACGAGACGAAGTTAATATTAAAATTGAAGGCCTTCCTGTGGAAATTCGCAGGAAGCTGGCTAATGCCTTTAAGTACGAGGTAGGCTACGCCAGATATCATCCTGCTTACAAATTAGGTAGGTGGGATGGCAGCGTTACCTTGTTTGGTATGGGAGGAAATGGTTATATTAATCAGCTACCTCGTATATTAGAAATACTAGATAAAAATGGTATTGACGTTGATGAGATTGAAGATTTAAGAAATCCTATAAAACTTAATTTTCCAGAAGTCACTGAAGAATTTTGGGGAGATCAGTGTTGGCCTGTGGGACATAGATTTGCCGGCCAGCCAATAAGACTACGAGATGACCAAGTTGAAGTAGTTAATAATTTTCTTAAAAATCCCCAGGCATTACAAGAAGTTGCCACAGGTGCAGGTAAAACTATTATGACTGCAACTCTGGCAAAATTATGTGAATCGTTTGGTCGATCAATTACTATTGTACCTAATAAAAGCCTTGTTGAACAAACAGAAGAAGATTTTATCAATGTTGGATTAGACGTTGGCGTGTACTATGGAGATCGCAAAGATCTCAATAAAACTCATACAATCTGTACTTGGCAAAGTCTTAATATTCTTGACAAGAAAAGTAAAAATCAAGAGCACGATATTGTCAGTTTAGCAGAATTTTTAGAAGGTGTACAAACTGTTATTGTAGACGAGGTACACCAAGCTAAAGCTGACGTTTTAAAGAATTTACTCACACAGAATATGTGCAATGCACCTATTCGCTGGGGACTAACTGGCACAGTTCCTAAAGAAGCATTTGAGTTTGAAAGTATTTTTGCCAGTATTGGTCCTGTTGTTGGTCGAGTCAGTGCTAAAGAACTTCAAGACAAAGGAGTGCTTGCTCAGTGCCATGTAAATGTGTTACAATTAGTCGATCTTCCAGAATTTAAAAGCTACGCTGAAGAAAACAAATATCTTGTCACCAACGAAGATAGAATAATCTATATTAGTAACTTGATCAAAGATATTGCTAAAACTGGCAATACACTGGTGCTGGTAAATCGTATCGAATCCGGTAAAGTTTTAACCAATGAGATCGAAGATAGTGTGTTTATATCAGGTGAAGTAAAAACTAAAGATAGAAAAGAAGAATATGACGAAGTTAAAACTAGTGATAACAAGATTATTGTGGCGACTTATGGTGTGGCCGCTGTGGGTATTAATATCCCTAGGATTTTTAATCTGGTTCTTCTGGAGTCCGGAAAAAGCTTTACAAGGGTTATACAGAGTATTGGGCGAGGTATTAGAAAAGCTGAAGATAAAGACTTCGTACAGATCTGGGACATCACGTCGACGTGCAAATACGCGAAACGACACTTAACTGAAAGAAAGAAATTTTACAAGGAAGCAAAATATCCATTTACGTTAGAAAAAGTAAAATGGGATTGACAATCTAAATAGATTGTTGTACAATAACAACATGATGATACTTACACTAGAAAATATACCCTTCGATTTAAACAATTTACCCGACGAGGTAGACGACAATATGAGATTTGCTGTGTTAGATAACAGCACACCTTCGGAACCAGATTTCTTTTTTCAACCGCTAGTGTTTTTAGAAAGCTTCAACAGTCCTGCAATGGTATTAAGAATAGGCAACGACGAAGTTACAATGCCCATCGATTGGAGCATAGCTGTGGGAGACAGCCAAAGTAGCTCTGATATAGAAATACTACCACTGACCAGTCTTAATGATCGAGGATTTGAAGCATTATGTTTTAATCCTTTAAGTAGTTTTAGAGTAGAATTTAAACCTATTGAAATTGTAAATTTTTACAACGATGTTAAATGGTATTTCCCTAAAATGAAGAACAGTCAGTTACTAGCCATACCGTTAAACAACCAACCAAAAGCGTTGTGTACATATTTTGTAAAAGAAATTTCAAGACAGAACGAATTAATTCAGCTAGACAAATTATTGTAATATGGGAACACTTAAACCTGGCGCTACATACATCTATGAGCGTAATGGTGAAGAAATATATGCTCGAGAAGTTGGTACAACGGAGCGTAAATTGATTGGTTATCAATACGAAAACAAGGTTGACCCTCGTACCAATGATGGTCGTCCGCTTCATGAGCATATGATGGAAGATCAACTATGGGGTAATATTCGTCGAGCCGCTCCCTCCAATCCAGCTTTACAAAAGGCTCTAGATCGTGCTATACTAATATATAAAATGACGGAAGACTATGAGCGAAAAAATCGAACTAAAAGATAAGTTGGCAGCAGTTGATCTTGGTGCAAAAACTTTATGGGATGACATCACTGATGACCAACGGAAGTCATTAAAAAGTGAAATGTTTATTCTTAATAGATATATTAGCAATGTAAAAGGGCAGTCAAGAGAAATGCAAGAGCATTTTGTACTCACTGTCAATGAATTCTTTAACAAGCATTGGAATATTTTACAAAAGCATCCTAAATTGCAGTGGCAACTATTGTGTATGTGCAGTCATGAAAGTCGTAAGATCTTTTTTCATGAGTGGATAGGTTTCAAAAGAAAAAAGGCAGATACTAAACGACTGAAATTTTTACTTGAACTTTATCCAAGCAAAAAACAAGACGAATTAGAACTGCTATCTGAATTAATGACTCTAAAAGAAATAAAAGAGTTAGCTCGACAACATGGTTACGAAGACAAAGAAATTGAAAAATTATTTTGAGTTAAAAGTGAATAAAGAGAAACCATATACTTGTCAATATTGTGGGCATGGTTATACTAAAGAAAGCACACTGATAACACATGTCTGTGAACAAAAACGCAGACATCTAGCCGCCACTGAGAAACATGTGTTAATTGGGTTTAAAACGTTTATTAGATTTTTTCAACTGACGCAGAATGCCAAGCAAGATAAAACATACAGCGAATTTGCTAAAAGTCCGTACTACAATGCATTTGTAAAATTTGGCAGTTTTGTTAGTAATGTAAATCCTCTATACCCAGAACATTTTATCGACTGGGTCGTAAAGAGTGGAGTTAAGTTAGATCATTGGTGCCGCGACGAGCTCTACGTAAAATATGTGTTAGAACTGATTCACACAGAACATGCAGAAGTAGCACTAGAACGTAGTATAAAAACTATGGACATATGGGCTGAAAAAAATAATAGTGTATGGAGTCATTATTTCAAATATGTAAGTCCTAATAGGGCAACGTTTGATATTAAAGACGGTAAAATAAGTCCGTGGTTGATACTTAATTGTCAAACAGGCAAAGATCTATTAGCATCTCTGTCTGATGAACAGCTGGCATCGATAAGTAGTATTATAGACCCCCAAGTATGGGTAAAAAGATTTAAAAACGAACGGTACAATCTTGGTCTAGTTAAGGATGTAGTCAGGGAGGCTAGCTTATGAGTCCTAATGTTGAAAATAGCAAAGAACAGAGTCTTAATTTAGAAGTTATTGTAAGCGAAGATGACAAGACTGTTTATGTAAAACTAACAGGATTTGATGACCTAGAATCCGCTGATGAATATGCAAGTTATCTAGTAGATAAACTGCCATTGATGTTGTTTGAAACACAGGTAATGCAATAATGCCGGATATTGATATAGACTTTGCAGATAGACAAAAGGTGCTGGATGTAGTTGATCACATCAAAGCATCACGTTCGGAAAACAATAAACTTGTTCCACATAACACTGGAATTTATCCGCACGAAATACCAGCAAATCCTATATCAAACTTCTCAACTCTAGATTATAAAGAAGCAGAAGAACGTGGATATTTTAAAGTAGATTTTCTTAACGTAAGCTTGTACAAAGAAATAAGCAGTGAAGAACATCTTAAAAATTTAATGGAGGCTGAACCATTATGGGATCTTTTACAACAAGAGGAATTCACAAATCTATTATTTCATTTGAATGGCCATGGGGCAATTCTGAAGAAAACTTGCCCTACTTCAGTGGAAGAATTAGCTGCCGTCCTAGCGATAATCCGCCCCGCGAAGAGGCATTTGATTGGGGAGAGTTGGACTACGATAATGAAGGAAGTCTGGATCCCGCCCGAGACTGGTGAATATTACTTTAAGAAGGCTCACGCAGTGGCCTACGCAGTGGCTATTGTAGTGCAGATGAATTTAATCTGCGAAAAGATCAGCTACGAATTCAGTTAACGAGACGGCGGTCGGCGTACTAGTTGTACGCTTTTTCTTTTGATACGTTTCAAGGATAGATTCATAAGGTTTACTACCGGCCCTAGTATAATCCTTACATCCTTGCTGTTAAACGTTTTTATAATATACCTAAACGGTTCAATATCTTTTCTTAAAAATATATTGATCGGAACTTGACGGTTACTTTCCCACCACCAAATTTCACCCAGTTCTAGTAACAGGGTTTTTTCTTCCTTTGATTTCACTGCTTCCAGGTCGTAGAAGCTGGTAACATGCTGATCTTGGTTGATTATTATCCCAACGTACTCTTCTTCTCCGTAGTTAAGTACACTGATAAAGGGTAAATTTCATGTTATTTATATCCAAACAAAATCAATCTAGTTGCAGATGTGGCTTTATATCCTGTGAGGTGGAAAATCGTGTATCAAAATAAAATTAAAATTTACAAAGGTGTTGATAATATACTTACCTTGGATGTTAAAAATTCAGATCAAAAGCGTATAAGTCTATCTGGAATGACAATAAAAATGTCTGTTACAGACGTCAAAGGAGCAGCTTTGCTTACAGCAGATGTGGTAAATTCGTTAACAACTCAAGGATTAGCAACAGTTAATATAACTGCTGATGCTTTAAAAGGTGTTACTCCGCAATTCTTAAAATTCACTATATATCGAGTGAATGCAGACACTACTCGTACCGTTCTGTACGCTGACACACAGTTTGGCGCAGAAGGGTTAATGGAGCTGGTCGGAGCTGCTTTCCCTCAAGCAGGATCAACAATCCCAGAAAAAATACCTTCAAGATACATAACAAGATTTTACGGAATTACCAATACCGATATGGGAAATGTCTTGTTAGGAACAACTACTTATTACAGTGATGCTGTAGAGATAACAAGACCTAATTTCTTAAAAGCAGAAGTTGATGAATACCTCACTATGGAATTTTCCCTTGATAATCTAGTAGGATCTGCTATTGTACAGTGGACCAAAGATGCAGTCGTAAGCGCCGGAACTACTTGGGAAACTATCGAAACTTTTAATGTAACAACTATGAATGATACAGTTACAAAGACCTACGAATTCCCCACATACAACAGAAAGTATAATTGGGCTAGGGTTAAATATGAACATAGCGGAACAAATACCGGTAAAATTAATTATGTCATTGTAACATTTGACGATATTTCCGGCGAGCTTGTGTTAGACGGCGGCGGAGCATAATAATGACTGTAAGAATACTATTAAGAAGAGATTTAGCATCAGTTTGGGCTAGTATCAATCCTATACTACGGGAAGGAGAAGCAGCCTACGAAATCGATACTAATCGTATAAAAATTGGTGACGGAGTAACTCTGTGGAATAATTTACCTTACGCACTTTCTGGAGCATCAGGTACTATAGGAGAAACTGGGCCAGCTGGTCCTACTGGTCCTACTGGTGCTGCGGGAGTTGCGGGACCTGCAGGAGCCACAGGTGCTACAGGCGCACAAGGACCAGCTGGCCCTAGAGGAAGTCAAGGCGAAAAAGGTGATAAGGGGGATAAAGGAGATACAGGAGAGACTGGTGCTACAGGAGCACAGGGACTGCCCGGACAACAAGGACCACACGGTGATCCAGGATTGCAAGGAGAAAAAGGCGATACTGGTGCTCAAGGACCACAAGGTCTACAAGGCATTCAAGGCATTCAAGGTCTTACTGGAGAAAAAGGTGATCGTGGTGAGAGAGGTCTTACAGGAGCCGCAGGTGCAACAGGTGCAACAGGACCAGCAGGTGCAACAGGACCAGCAGGACCGCGAGGACTAACTGGACCGCAAGGATTACAAGGCGTCCAAGGTGCCACAGGGCCACAAGGACCGCGAGGATTTACCGGACTTACAGGCGCAACTGGCGCAACTGGCGCAACTGGGCCTCGAGGACTACAGGGTCAACAAGGACCACAAGGCGATCCGGGACTGCAGGGAGAAAAAGGCGACACTGGTGCTACTGGACCAAAAGGCGACACTGGTGCTACTGGACCAGCAGGTGCTACTGGACCAAGAGGACTTACTGGACTTACAGGGGCCGCAGGAGCCGCAGGTGCAACAGGGGCCGCAGGTGCAACAGGACCACAAGGGCCTGCAGGTGCAGACGGAACCAGTGTTAAATTAAAAGGTGCTGTTGCAACTTTTGGTAATCTTCCTCTTGTTGGAAATATAATTGGCGATTTATATGTCGTCACTGCAACAGGCGACGGGTATGTTTGGGACGGAGATAGTTGGGAAAATGCTGGACCAATTCGTGGTCCACAAGGTGAAACTGGGCCATCAGGTGCAGACGCACTATGGAACTGGCAAGGTGCCTACGATGCTGGTCCACAGTATCAAGAAGGCGACATTGTCAGTTATCTAGGATCCACGTATCGTAGAAATGCTGTAGGTAACAGCGTAGTAGGTGAACCGCCTACTAACGTCACTTATTGGCAGATAGTATCACAAAAGGGCGCTGATGGAGCCGCTGGAGTTGATGCTAATCCAGATGCTGTAGTCAATGGTGTTCATAATATTACCATAAATGCTACAGGCGATTTTATTCCTAACTCAGATATACAACAAGATTTAGGTAGTCCGACAAATAGATTCCGACATGTGTATGTTGGTCCAGGTTCAGTTTATATCGGTAACAACGTTATTACAGAATCAGCAACCGGTAATTTAGTTCTTCCTGGATTGACTCGTGCCACTGGCTACTACGCAGAAGAAGTTGACAATGAAGACGAATGGGGCAATAATCCTACGATCACAGGCACAGTCACAGTTATTGATGCTACCCGCTTTGATATATTATCAGGACGACCAGAAAGTTCTAACTATAGCCCAGCAACTTATACCGCTGAAAAAGACGGTAATTTTATTGATTTTTAACCACAGACGGTGAAGAATTAAGTTGGGCCGACGGACCAAGCGATGGACAAGATGGTGCCGATGGACAAGATGGCGCACCTGGTACTAATGGACAAGATGGAGTAGGCGTTCCAACAGGTGGTACTGCTGGGCAAGTTCTTGCTAAAATTAACAGTGACGATTATAATACCGAGTGGGTTGACCAAACTGGTGGTAGTGGCGATAACACAGTAGTTCGTCAAGACACGCCACCAACAGCATCAAACGGTACGCTATGGTTCAATACCCTAGAAGGTAGACTCTACATCAAGTATAGTGATCAGTGGATTGATGCAGCACCTTTAATGATGCCTGCCCCTGACACAGACATTGATGTTGCCAGTATTACATTTGCAGATGCTTCGGTACAAACTACAGCATTTACTGGTATTGGCAATAAGATAGTCAATGGCGATTACGAAGTTAATTTAGACCAAGCCGGTGCCTTAAACGTGCCACGGTTTGGTGTTATACGTAATTTAGGTAGCACTTACGATGTTAACATTGTAGGAGCAGGTCCTAATGGTTTTGTTCAACTACAGTGGACTACACTAGCAGGTGTAGTAGAAGACGATCCTAACGGCACTGACGAACTTAAACATTGGTTATATATTGAAGAGCCTGGTGTCTACATTGAAACTAATCTCAACGGAACTGGCGACGCTTACGAGTGGTATTTTGGCAGAGACGGCACTACACAATTCCCAACGCTAACAGTACCCATTAGCGATAACGCTAATCCAAGCGGCACTGGGCAAACTCTAAAGTTCAGCGACTCATCACAACAGGCCATCATTTACGGACCATCTAGTACAGCGGACAATATTAGTGCTGAACGAGTTATTATTCAAGGTGCTCCTGGATATACAGGAACTGCCGGCGAAGGTGGCGATGTATATGTATGGGCTGGCCCGGGTGGTAGCACCAACGGCCAAGGTGGCGATATCAAAATCCGTGCCGGTGAAGGTATAGGCAGCGGGGATGGTGGTTACTTAAACTTCCAAGCAGGCGATAGTAATACTGGTAATGGCGGATACGTCAACATTGAAAGCGGACAATCTAATACATACGGTTCTGGCGGTGATATCACAGTATGGGCTCACAACGGTGGAGAAATTACTCTACGAACACACAACAGTATAACCAGTCAAAATTGGAGATTTGGTTTAGATGGTAGTACAACGCCTCCTGAGAATACTCTAAAAGGCTATTGTTTTACCGCTACTAATGCAGTTACTAATTATGTCCCGCAGGCAGCGTCTTTTATGTATACTGATAGTCCAATATTACGTTTAATACTTGAAATTGGTGGACCATGGTATATCAAAGGTCCGGGCCTAATAGGGTGGAAGCCAATAACAGCCGTACAAGACAACGGTGGCGTGGCCCTGATCATAAGAATTGGTAGCGGATCAGGCCCATTGCCAGACGGATCAGAATTTCCTTCTGGAGGAGGCAATGTTTATACCATAAGTCAATATCTTGAATTTGATGTCAAGGTTGCTGATAAGACTTGGACATTCGACAAAGATGGTAGAACTACATTCCCTAATGGCACCGTGCCAGAACACAGTTATGGTGCTGCTGGGGACAAGGAAGGTATGGTAGTGTTCTCCGACCCTTACATTTACTATTGTAAGCAAGACTATGTTGATAATGTAACTGACATTTGGGTCCGTGTGGCGTGGACTGGCACTAACTGGTAAGAGAATATCGTGACTATTAAAAAACTAGAACTAAACGATCTACATCCTGCTAATCCGTTAGTTGATGTTATTAACACCGTCAATGAAAACTTTGAGGATCCTATGACATTTAAGAAAATAGAACTAAAAGACCTACACCCTGCTAATCCGTTAGTTGATGTCATTAATACCGTTAATGAAAACTTCGACACACTACAGGAGTCTTTACAAAATACAGATGGTGCAGTAAGTAATGAAAAGGTATTAGCATATTATGACGCTTTGCCTATCAGTGATAGAACTGCACTAACTGCTTCACTACGCACAACTGAACAGGCTATCCTAGCAAGAGAGAAAGCAGAACTTATAGCACGTAATCTAGCCTTGGGTGTTCACACTGGCAAGACTAGAGAAGAATACAGCACCAGTGCTTGGCAAATCAAACAAGACTATCCAGACAGTGAAGATGGTGTCTACTGGATACGGAATGATGCTATCAACGACGGCCATCCTGTCGCTGTCTACTGTGATATGACCACACTAGGCGGTGGATGGACGTTACTAGTTCAAAATACTAATAGTAGTTGGACCACAGATCAAGTATTTCTACGCAATCAAACAGCCTGTCCTACTCAACTAGCCCAATACGATACACGAACAGTTGAACAATGCTACAGCATCTTAAGTTGGGCTGATAAGATTAAACGTAGCGAGTCAGGATTTGATTTTATGATCACTGCTCGTGAACATCTTACAACTGGCGGTGCTTGGACTGCTAACGAAGCATACTTGTTTACACAAACTCTTGAAAATGATATCAGCATGGGTGACGCACAGTTGGGCACAGAAGGTTGGCGCAAGAACATTACAGAACTAGCACACTGGGGACGCGGTGATAACAATTGGAACTACGGTGATAACAGTATAGAAGCACGTATGCCGTGGATTGGTATTGGTATCAACGCAGGATGGCTAACCACAGACGGATTCCGTGGCGGTTGGTGGGGCACACTAATTCAAGGTTGTGAAGCGTTCTGGGAGCCAGCACCGTACATGGGCGACCTTGACGGCGGCCCAGGAGTTATTTGGTACTGGGTACGATAATACAATACGATAAATATGAATAGGACACAACAATGATAACATTCCCAACAGATCCAACGCTAGGTCAAGAATACGTAGCAGATAACTCTGCTACATATCAGTGGACTGGCTCAGCGTGGAGCACATTGACCCCGTGGTTAACGGGCAGATCACAATTTGTAGCAGACGGCGGGGTTGCCGATCAAACCTACAATGACAATATAGACAACACCATCGGTGGAGGCGGAGTATAAAATGACAACTAGAATTAAATTACGTAGAGATACAGCGGCTAATTGGACCACAGGTAATCCGATACTAGCCGCAGGTGAACCAGGTTTAGAATCTGATACCGGCAAGATTAAATATGGTGACGGTGTTAGCCGTTGGAATGTGCTCGAACACTCGGGTGGGGATCAGTTAGTAAACGAAGGCTCTATCACAGTTCAAACTGGTGATGCTGATCGTTGGCTTGTTCGACTACGTAGAGAAGATCAAATCAATAACCCAGAATGGAAAGGTGTAGTTGTTACCAGCACAAACTATGACAGTGAAGGCAATGCCATTGTTGCTGCCGTGATTGACCTCCAAGACGACGGAGTGGTCATAGCCAAGTTTGATACAGCAGGTGAATTAGTTTGGAAGAAGTCAGTTGGAGCAATTAACGATAGTCACTATTTAGAAAGCAATGTGGTCATCGACAGTGCTGACAATATCATATTTGCGGTAAATCCAGACGACAGTTCTACCAAATATATTATTAAAATGAACGGCGAAACTGGCGCTATCATGTTCTGTGAAAGTTTTGTGTTAAATGACTCGTTTACAATTAGGGCCATTGCCGTTGACAACAGCAATAACATTATCATTGGCGGTAACTTCTACTTTCCATCCGGCGATGAAAACATAGGATTTGTGGCCAAACTAAACTCCACTGCTGACACAATCGTTTGGCAACGATCACTGATGGTTGACAGTGGATTTTCAAACGTTAATTGTTTAGAAGTTGACTTCAGCAACAACATCATAGCGGCAGGTCATGCTGAAGTTGAACATAATGTTGATGGAAACACCACTACAGATATTGTAATGTTAGTGACTAAAATTACCAGCATCGGCGGCCTAGGCTGGCAGAAATCTATAGCACTTGATGATATCAATGGCGGTACTGTAACAGGCGTCAGTCTTGACAGCGTGGGCAACATCTATGCCACTGGCATTTATGTTGTTTCTAGTGGCGAAAATCTTTGGGCTGGTCCGGTGAGCAATGCCGTTGTAATATTCAAGATGACCACACTGGGTGTAGTAGCGTGGGATCGTCGTGTTGGTCCAGGCGAATGTTCTTGGGTTGGCGTTAGCACAGCAGTTGGTGATGATGGCGACTTATACTTGTATGCCTCAACTTATCAACGTCGCTCCGCAGGCGATGTTGACGAATCTTTAGGCTACTGGAATGCCACATTGGCGCTGGCCAGATATAACAAATCCACAGGTGCTGTCATCTGGCAAAGTTATTTTGACAATCCTAACTCACAAGAATTTCCAGGATACGGCAACGATGCTCCATTTGGTCCAGAGTATTTTGCCACAGACTTAATGGCAGTTCGAGGCGATAAGATTCTTATCGGCGGCTCAGTTAGACTTGGCCAGGCTGGCGTGGATCAGTTTATGACACCTTGGGGTGAGTTTGATTACTTTACACAAGGCTTCTTGGCACAGTTCGACACTGATGCTACTCCTTGGTCAGCAGAAGGTTGGACACTATCAACAAGTCGTATTCCAGGCAAGTTGACCAACACATTAGCAGCATTTGACGGTCCAATAGCATTACAAAACGATATTGCTATGACTGTAGACGGCTCGGTGATGCTCTCTGCGCTGGCTGTGAGCGTCAGCGTAAGACGAGTAGCCAGCAAGATCAACACTTGGACATTTGGCAATGATGGTACATTTACAGCACCAGCAGATGCCAACATCCGACTAAATCAACGTCAGTTAGGCTATGCTAACATGTATGGCTTATTCCCTAACAATGACGATGACATTTGGTTTGAAAGTGTTACTCACGATGCTGATGGTTTTGCCTATGCGCTGGGCAGTGACTGGTGGGACGGCAATCGTGCTCACATTTACAAATTTACGCCAGAAGGCGAGTTAGTATGGAAGCGACAACTACACAGTGGTGACGGCGCATCATTTAATGTAACTTGGGTCAACAACGTGTATACTGTAGTTGAGGTTGCCAATGGCGGCAGCGGCTATAAAGTAGGTGACAGAATTGTTCTTGCGGGAGAAGACCTTATTGGCCAAGATGGGGTCAACAGCCTAGTATTAGAAGTGGCAACTATTAACAGTTTTGGCCCTAGTTTTATCGGTCAAGTTGCCACAGTTAATATCATCAGTGGTGTAGCCAACGGTAGTAACAACGCAAATGGCGTTACTGACTTCTACGATGACGCACATTGTGAAGTGCGTTCAATGACATTTGACCCAGTCACAGGCAATCCTGTGGTAGTGATTTCTACACCAACATATATTGGTAACACATTTGATCCTGCGTGGACTGAAACTGTAGTATTACTGATTGATTCAGGTTCAGGCACAGTGGTCAGCACAACTACACTCAAAGACGAAGGAGATGTTTACCCCTATGATGTTGATGTTAGTTCAACAGGTAAGGTAGCAGTAGTTGGCGAAAAGTTCAACGAATACACTGAATACGGAGCAATTACTCCTTTAGCAGGTAGTGCGGTAGATAAACTATGGGTTACTAAAGCAGACATTGATGCTGAACACTTCCCAGGAGACGCCTTTAG